AGGGCGAACGTATACGTCAGGAGATGGAATACGAGACGGAATTGCAGGCGCCTAGATTAGCTGAAGCAGGTGCAAAGGCAGATACGGAACGACTAAAATATGCCATGCTTTTTTACAAAGAGTCTGCAAATGACCTTATTAATTCAAACACGCCTGAACAGGCAGTATCTCGCGGCGAACGCTTAAAAGCTATGTTTCCAGACCCTGCGCTTCAAGCGCGGATAGACGAAACAATAACAGACTTAGTAAGCGACCCAAGCCAGTTTGAAGCTAAACGCAGGCAAATGCTTCGCAACACTTTAGACGCTGAAAAGCAGCTTGCTATAGAACATAGTGATGTGTTTGACGCCGAAGGAAACTTAATTCTTATGGAAAGAAGCCCTGTGGGCGCTTTTCCAACCAGAGTAACCCCCGGAGTTATAACTGACCTTCCGTCTACTGCAACGCAAGCCTCGCCACCCCGCGCAACGCCAACCGCGGGCGCCGGTACATCCGCAAATATGCGCGCGACGCGCGGTGCCAACACAACGCCGCAAGACCTGATAAACCAAGGGATGAACCCTAATAATATTCCTTCTGGTATGCCTACTTCGCGTCCAGTGTCGTTCAACCAAAGCGATATGGCCGGCGCTGGCGCAGGGCAGATGACGCCTGATGTGATGTCGCGCATTGTTAACTCTGCGTTTGAAACAGGCGTTATGGCGCAGGTGGACTTTGACCAGCTTTTAGCATCTCAGCCGCCGCAGAATAAGCAGGCGCTTATGAACGCATTTCAGCAAGCCAACATCACGCTGCAAGCCGATGCACCGTCGCTGGCTGACAGCGGAATGGGCCAGCAGCAGATGGCGGCTAACCCTGTGCAAAGGCCGCAGTCGCAGTTTGCTGATTTGCGTGGCCCAGCGCCGCAGTCACAGACCGCTGGTCTGCGTGGCGCGCCGCCTATGGAACAGACGCTGGCGCAGTACCAAGTTGGCCAGCAAATTAAAGGCCGCAATCCAAATATGGCGCTGACCCCATCGCCAGTTGCCCCTGCCGTTCTTGCGGCGCAAGAAGCGGCAAAAACGACTGCACAAGAGCAAGCTAAGGAAGCGGCAGCAGCAGCGGCTGCGCCAGCCTTGGCGCAGCGCGAACGTAACCTAGCGTTTAGTAAAGAGCGCGGCACGGCAGATGCAAAGTTTATGGAGTTGGCGCCAGCCGTAGTAGAAGCATCTAATGAAGGTCGCAACATTCTAAACCAGATGGTTGGTGATGCGTATGTAAACAAGCAAGGCCAAATCACAGTACCTAAAGGCGGTCGCCGCCCGCACTCAGGTTTTGAAGGTGTTGTTGGATTGGGCTTTCCGGGTATGCGGTTTGTACCCGGTTCACCGGAAGCGGATTTTGACAAAAAATTCAAGCAAGTGGTTGGTAAGGCGTTCCTTAAAGCGTTCAACGACTTGAAGGGCGGCGGGCAAATTACAGAAAAAGAAGGTGAAAAAGCAACAGAAGCCATAACGCGGCTGTCGCGGTTCTCGTCTGAAGTTGAGTTTATCCGCGCCGCACGCGAATTGGAGAACATTCTTGCAAAGGGTGAGCAGCGTGCGCTTGATCGCCGGGCGCGCATAGAAGGTAAAGCTGCGCCGCGTGTGTCAACGCCAACCAGCAAAAAAAGCAAACCAAGAGAGTTGGTATTTAATCCGGCTACGGGGGACTTTGACTAATGCCCGACATTCGCGTTACAGGTCCAGACGGAAATGTATATCGGTTTAAAGAAGGAACGTCGCGCGAAACCATGCGCGCGGCGATGGCAAAACGCTTCCCTAAAGTTAGCCGCACTGAAGCGGTTATATCTGGTATTGAACGCGGCCTGAAGCCTATTGCTGAAGCATTGGATTATATTAACCCTGCGGCTTATTTTCTTTCTGCAAAGCCTTCGGCGCAGACTAAAAAACAGTTGGCACAAACTGCTGCTGGTGCGCGGACGCAAAGACCCAACTACTACACCGGCGGCAAGATTGCCGGCGAAGTTATCGGGACGGCGCCAGCAGTAAGTTTGGGTGGCAGCGGTCTTGCAATTTTGGGTCGCGAAGGGGGTAAATACGCGGCTAAAAAGTTGGGTGCAACCGGCGTAAAAACGGCGGCGCGCGTTGTAGAAAACATCGGAAAGTCCATCGCACGCGGCGGTGCCGGTGTGCGGGCGCCAACAAAGGCGGCTGTTACCAGAGGCGCACCAGTAGCTACATCTAAGGCCGCGCGCGTTGGTTTGCGCGCCACCGGCGGTGCGGGCGCCGGCTTGATTTCCGCGGGGTTGACCGATGCGGATATATCCGATGCGTTGGTATCTGGCGCGCTGACGCCTATTGCGCTTAACGTAGGTAAGCATGGCGCTGGCGCTGTGTTTGATTTTATGGCTGGACGCGTAGGTCAAGTACAAGCGGCGCAGATAATGCGGAACCTTGTAGCCGATAAGAGCAGCAAGATCGTAGAGGCGTTGAAGAATGCGCCGCGCGACATCAAAGCTAATACGGCTGAATTTCTTGCGTCGCAGGGACTGCTTACTCCAGAGTTGGCCGCAGCTACTAGGCTTGTTACGGGCGGCGTAGCCAGCAAACCGCTGCGCGACGTGGCGACAGCGCGGGCGGCGGAACAGAATGCAATGCGAACAGCTATCCGCGGCGGCAAAACCCAGACGGAAGCAGTAAGCAATATAGCAGAAACTAAAAAAGCGTTGCAGGATGTAACAGGTCCGCAGCGCGAAGGGGCGCTTGGGGCGTCTGACATTGGGCGAACACAAGTTATTCCGCTTGAAAGGGAAGCCGCGCGCCTACGCCAGTTGGCATCTGAAGAAGCTGAGAACGCGCGGCGGCTGCTCACGGCGAACGACCGGAGCGCAACTCTTATCCGTGAAAGTGGCTTGCGTTTACCTGCCGATATAAAACGGCAGCGTGAGATTGTCGCCGGATTGGAACGCTTTGGGGGCGAAGCGGCGGATAGGTCGGTTGTGGCGGGGGCAGACGCCCGCGCGGCAGAAGCCGCCGCAGCTAATTTGCGCGCGCAAGGGCTACAACCGTTAGATATTTCAGGCTTAGTATCTACGCTGCGTCAAAAAGCGTCGGAGGCTGAATTTGTAAGCCCTGATCGGTTTAGGATACTGTCAGAATTTGCAAACAATCTGGAGCGTCGCGCCGCTAAAATGGGCGGCGTCATTGATGCTACAGGGCTTTATTTAGCCCGCCGCGAAATGGGTAATTTTGTACGTAATATTTTAGATACGACAGACCCTAAAGCGTTGCGCCAAGGCACAGCGCAGCTTGTTGGTGAAGCGCAGCCTTTAATTGATGACGCTATTGAAGCGGCTGGCGGTAAAGGTTGGCGTGAATATCTGAACACGTTTGCTGAAGGTATGAAAGGTATTGAACGTCAAGAACTTCAACGTGAACTTACCAAACTGTCTCCCGCAAGGTTTGCTAAGGTCATGGAGGGTGACGACCCTGAATTTGTAGAGGGTATTTTAGGTTTTGGCCGCGGCGACATCAACGCCGAACTGCAAAGCCCAGTGTTAGACACCGCTAAAAAACTTGGCGGCGACATCAGCGCAACCCGTGCCGTAGCCCAAACAGGTCTTGAAGATTTAGACCCGGCGCAAAAACTTAGCCTAGCCAGCGGCGCGCAAGCAAGCGTCCGCGAAGCAATGGAACCGGGTACGGCTAACTTCCTTTTGCGTGGTGCGTCGCGTGTAGTCGGCGGTTTGCCGGGCGTGTACGGCGGCGGACAGTTTGCTACGGAAGCAGAAAAGAAGTTGGCTGAACGGATGTCAACAGGCATCATGCGTAAATTGGCGCCGTCGTTGGCGTCGCCATCAAAAGCGGGTGATCTGTTACGAGTGCAGCCTTCAACAGAATATATAGATAGGTTTATAAACCGCGCGCCGGCGGCTGTCAGGAATACGATGGCACCTATGCCGGCGCGCGTTGAAGACATCAATACGGAATTGATGTTTTCTCAATATGACCCTGACTCCGGCGAACCGCTGATAGACATCGACTATTCCGAAGGTTATCCCGTGCCGATATACGGCAGAGTATCACGCAACAGTATGAGACGCTAACCCATGACAACCATCGACCAGACCCAAGCACAACTCAACACGCACGAACAGGTCTGCGCGTTCCGGTATGAAAGTATCTGTGCGCGGTTGAAGCGTCTTGAAACCATAGGTATGTCTGTGGCCGGCACAATCATTCTGCTGCTAATCGGCATACTTATAAAAGGTACGCCATGACTATCATACTGGGCCAGCGTAGCCTGTCCCGGCTTGAGGGCGTGCATCCAGACCTTGTCCGCGTTGTCAAGAAGGCGGCTGCAATGTCCGACCTTGACTTCACGGTGCTAGAAGGCTTGCGTACCGTCGCGCGCCAGACGCAGTTGGTCAAGCAGGGCGCGTCGAAGACGATGAACTCACGTCACATTACAGGACACGCTGTCGATTTAGCGCCGCTGATCGACGGTAAAGTATCTTGGGACTGGCCGCTCTACCATCGGTTAGCCAAGATTGTGAAGGCCGCTGCGGCGGATGAAAAAGTGCCGCTCCAGTGGGGCGGCGATTGGCGGACGTTCAAGGATGGCCCGCATTGGGAACTGCCTTGGAAGTCCTACCCGAAAGGAAAATAACATGAAAATCGTATCTTTTTTAGTTAGCCGTTTGAAAGAGCCTAGCACCTACGCTGGCTTTGCTGGCATTGCCTTGGCCCTTGGCTTGTCCAGTGAAGAATGGTCAGCCATCGCTACTGCTCTTGCAGGTATTGCCGGCGTCGCGGCTATGTTTTTAGTTGAGTCCCCAGCACAATCCGCTGACTAATGATAAAACTACTGTCGTCTTTGCTGTCGTTGCTTGACCGCCTTTGGGCGGCGTGGAGCGAAAACAAGCTGCGGCAGCAAGGACGTCAGGAAGCTATCAAGGAAGCGAACGATGCAATTAACAGGCAAATCGAACTGGGCGAAGCTGCCGTTGCTATTCCTGATCCTGAGCGTGACGAGCGGCTGCGTAACAGATTTGACCGCTCCCGCACCGATAAATAGTTACTGCGCTATCGCAAAACCCATTACCTACAACGCTACGCAAGACACACCTGAAACGGTAGCTGAAGTCGAAGCACACAACAGTCGCTTTATTTGTCTGTGCGAACAAGACTGTCCCGCCACCGCTCCAGATACCAAATAGCTTTGCGTACCTCTTGACCGACCGCGTCCTTGCGTCCGGCACGGCTGACATATTTCAGGGCGTTGCCGCGGCAGTAACCGGCAAACTCTTCTGGCGATAGCTTGGCCTGAATGTAGTCGATAGCTTCTATTCCGCCAGCCTTGTAATGGTCAGGCTCAATAGCCGACTTAAACTGCATGGCCTCTACCCACGACCCAGCATCGCTCTTGTCGTCTATCATTTCTTCAACCTCTTCATAATCTCGACACGCTCCCGCGCCGTCCGCATCGCGGAGTATCTTTGGTGCAACCGCCGTGCGAGGGCTGGCCGCTTGTGCGTCTTCAGTTCAACGTCCAGCGCGTCCTTTAGCTGCTCTTCCGTAAGGTCGGACAGCACGGCGATCATCGACCGCCAGTTTAGCTTACTCATTTTTCAATTCCTCTAAGGCTATGTCGGACACCGCACGCTTGTCGTGCAGCGCCGCCCATATACGTTCGTCAATACTCTTTTCGGTTAACATCACATAGACCCAGACGTCCTTCGTCTGGCCGCTGCGGTGCAGGCGTCCGACTGTCTGCTCGTACAGTTCCAGCGACCACGGCAGCGACAGGAACACCATA